GCCCTGCGTAGACATTGCCGTGAAGGCGGTGCCTATGTTGTAATTCCCAGCTAGTGGCTAAGCCACAGAAATCCGGCCTAATTGAGGGCCGGGGCCCAACGGCGTTTATATGCAACTGCGCCGCGCAGTGCAGAACGCTCCAAGTGACGAGCATCAGTGTCCGCTATACGGGATATTATCCTTTCTAGCGCATACGAGCTTTTCACAGTTTGAAGTGATTCATCAGTATCGGAATCTGTAAAAACAGACTCCAACCTTTTGAAGCATTTCAACAGAGCGCCATACCCTTCCAGTACATCAGGACGATATACTGGTTCTGGAACGTACCCCTTAATTTCAAAGGAGTGCAAACTACTATTCCATCTTTCAACGGACTGGTAGCCCAGATAAGAGATATGGCCAACAACGGGGCTCTTCTCAGACACGTAGGGCAAAGGCCCCACGAGTTCCTCAATGCGATTTCGCATAAAGGAGGCAGTATTCCAAAAACCCCTTTTGTAAAAGAGGTTCGCGGTCGCTACCCATGAGATTACAGACCCATGTTGCCGCACGTTCTCAGGAAACTCATGTCGAAGGTACACCGGTGTTACCGGCAGGCCTGCATAAGCATCTATACCACATGACTCTCGGAAGCTTCCGCTCACGAAAGTCTTATTGGCATTTACCTTGCAATTGTACTTTTGCAGGTAATCGAGAACGATGGTCGCATTCGTGGATGGCACGATTAAATCGTCGCCATACACGTAAATATCGCGAGAAACTTTATATATGTTACTCGCGGTAAAAGAGAGGCTGCGTGCCCGTAGTAAGGCTACTACACATACTGTGTAGAAGTACATAGCCTCTATCGGGAAACACAAAGCACTACCCATCGAAGCAAACTTGTTTAACGGCTGTAATATTTCGCCGGTCGGCAAGAGTGCTTTAGTTGACCTACATGCGTCGATGGCCTCCTGTAAAGGAGGATTGCACCGAAACATGCCAAGCGCTAAGTCTCGCGGAACGCGATCCGAAGCGTCTGACAAATCAATCGTTGCTAATTGACCAGTAGATGAACCTGTGATAGCGAGCTCCTGGTTAATCGTTTGATCACGGAAATTAACGTGACCCTTTGACCAACATGAAGATTCGAGAGCAGAATAAATTCTGTCCCGAATACCCTGCTGCACAAACATTTGGCAGCAAGGCTCGATTGCTATCACCCGAGGTGACTTCAAGGTTTTCGGCACCAGAACGACCCGAACGGGCCTTTCTGACGCCACGGACATGATCGTCGTTCTTTCGAGCTCCTTTGAATAACTTGGTAACCCGAGTGGGTAACCAGAGTCAACCAAAGGGAAATAAGGCTCGAGGCGATCGTTCCATTCACTCCATTGGTACTTCTGATTTCCAGAAGCACCCTCTGAAGTGGCTCCGGGACCATGCCTAGGAGAACAATCGGCAAGCTCAATAGAGCTAGCCAGAGAACTCCACAGCACAGCAGATACAGAATAAAAATCATCTGTATCTGCAGTCGAGAGCGAAAACTTCGAAAAGTCATGCTCAATCTCGATAAACCTAAGGATAGCCTTGTATGTCCTCGCGGATGTACAGGGCAACTCAATCTTCTTAAACGCCAGGCAGATTTGCCTGATCGCGTCGAGGACGACTGATATATCCTCTGGTGACTTTTCATCGAGAAACCTCCCTGTCTCACGGTCGAATATTAGACTGACCATACCTTGCAAAAATGCCGGGATTGGTCCGACTTTCTTAAAGTTTTTGAAAGCCGTTGAGTCTATGAACCCAGTCGTTACCGCCCTTTCGAGGTCAGTAGCGAATGTGGGCAGGATTATCGTAAGAAACGACAATCCTTCATGTTCGACCCGTGACCGGATGCAATCCAGGTCACGAAAATCGGAGACTTCAGCGACACACATTGCACAGGCATCTATATAGATGCACTGTACTAAGTTAAGATGGTCACTTACGTTGCTTTTCATGTCACCTCCAAAATAGGGGGAAAACATCAAGCCACGTGAGTTCGCCTACCCCAACTCCTATGGAGTTGGGTTCAATGGAGTGTCCTAGCAGTATATATCGCTAGGCAAGATGTGACCTATGTTGCCTATCACGGCAACTTGTTCACCGCCACTCCACTGAGCAGTCACACGGGGATTAATTATCCGTTGAGACTTGTTGATTATGTCACGCCATTTATCTTTGGCATGAAGGTCCGAGTTCGATAGGACCATGACATCTAGAGTCTAAGACTCTAAACCAACGAGCTTATCAACGTTACCCGTCGTTAACCAGGCTTGAAACCCGGTTACCAGTTGCTCTATCTGAGCCGTCGTAAAGCCATAGTTTGGCCTATCGATGACACAGTAGAAAGACAGCGTTTCATAATCGTTCACACTAGTGAGCGGATCTGAGACAACTGCCCGCTGATCGATACGCGCCATCGAACGGACTCGGTCCCTCGATAGCGTATGACTCATCGTTAATTTGAATGAGCCATCAGATTTCGAATAGACACTAGAAGTGTCCTTAGACGAAATTTTGGGCATCGATTGTGCAACTGAATTTACAGTGACTGATTGTGGATCGGAAAACATTGTGGCTGACCTCCATAACTCAAATGGACGGTTATCCTGCAGTGACCAGTACATTGTCAAGTGTACCGGCTTTCGAAGACCACAGGCGATAATCCTGATTAGCGAGTTCGAATCCATCTCTTACGAGATAGGCCGAGCGCGCCCAGGATAGCTAATTGACGACTGGACATAGCGCCAGCGTCAAGGAAGAACCCAAATGGACTAGATGCCATTTTTCTTTGTTTCACATCAGTTATCTGAGTGAAGTCAAAG